GACCAAGATGCTATACCCGGTAGTGAAAAAGATAAAAAGTCTAAAGTCTTTAAAAAATGGCTACTCAGTAATGGGGTAGATGTAAAAGAAGTGTATTTAGGTGATACTTAAAATAAAATAAAAATAATTACATTAAGGGTTGGATGACACCAACCCCTTTTGTATATTGAACACAGTTATAAACCAAAAAAAAGTTATAAATATGAATTTAAATCTAATTAAACAACGCCTTAATGACATGCAGAGTCAGGCAACAAATCAGGGAGGACAGAAAAGTAACCTCTTCTGGAAACCATCAGTAGGTAAACAACTAATTAGAGTTGTACCTTCAAAATTCAACCCCGAAAACCCATTTACTGAAATGATGTTTTACTATGGGATTGGACCTAAAAAAGTAATGTCATCACCCGCAAACTGGGGTGATCCTGATCCAATCATGGATTTTGCAAAAAATTACGAGGTACCAATGATAAGGAAAATTGGCGTTTAGCTAAAAAACTTGATGCTAAAATTCGTACTTTTATCCCTATTGTGGTTAGAGGGCAAGAAGATGAAGGAGTAAAACTGTGGCAGTTTGGTAAAGAAGTTTATCAAGAATTTTTAAATATGGCTGCTGACGAAGAAATTGGTGATTTTACCGATATCCTTCAAGGTAGAGATATTAAATTATCAACTGTAGGGCCTGAAACAACAGGAACACCTTATAATAAAACCTCAATTAGCCCATCACTAAAAGAAAAACCATTAGCCGAAACTGAAGACCAGGTAAAAACATTACTTGAAAATCAGGCAGATCCTATGAAGGTTTTTAAACCTTTAACATATGATGAGATGAAAACTTCATTATCCTCATGGTTATCTCCAGAAGGCGAAGAGGAGGAAACTCCACAACAACCTAATGTGCAAACACCCCCACCTGTAAAATCAAATTATTCTCTAGATACTAAAAGTAGTAAGCAAACTAAAGCTGAGAAATTTGATGATATGTTTAACGATGAACCTAAAAAACATATAGGGGAGGATGATTTACCTTTCTAAATATGGCGAAAAAAATATCAAAGTCTCTCTCGGCAGCCGTATCTGCCGAGATTAAGACAAAGTTTGATCTTAATAAATTTAAAGCTACTAAAGGCTTAGATAAAAACGTCAAATTTAAGGAACAAAGTTGGATACCTTTATCACCTGCTTTTCAAGAAATTGCTGGAATACCCGGCATACCAATGGGACATATTTCATTACTTAGAGGACATTCGGATACAGGTAAAACAACAGCTTTACTTGAAGGTGCAGTATCCGCACAAAAGATGGGTGTACTACCTGTTTTTATTATCACTGAGATGAAGTGGAACTGGGAACATGCCGCTCAGATGGGGTTAGAAGTTAATCTTATTAAAGATAAGGACACAGGAGAAGTTCTTGACTATGATGGTAATTTTATATATGTTGACAGAGAAACAGTACATACAATTGAAGATGTAGCTGCTTTTATTATGGATTTGCAAAATGAACAAAAGAAAGGTAATTTACCTTATGATTTATGTTTTTTCTGGGATTCAATTGGTTCAATTCCTTGTGCTATGTCAGTTGAAAAATTGAAGAATAACAACGAGTGGAATGCAGGTGCTATGTCAACCCAATTTGGTAACACAGTTAACCAAAGTATTGTAATGTCTCGTAAGGAATCAGCTCCATACATTAATACCTTATGTTGTATTAATAAAGTTTGGACTGCCAAAGCAGAATCACCTATGGGTCAACCAAAGATGATGAACAAAGGTGGAATGGCTATGTGGTATGATGCTACACTTGTGGTTACGTTTGGTAATGTCTCTAATGCTGGTACATCTAAAATTAAAGCAATTAAAGGTGGTAAGCAAGTAGAATGGGGTAAACGTACAAATTTACAGATTGATAAAAACCATGTTAATGGTATCCAATCAAGGGGTAAAATTGTTATGACAAATCATGGATTCATCCAAGACACAGATAAGGATAAAAACAACTATAAGAAAGAACATTCAAGTGAATGGTCTAAAATCTTAGGAGGGGGAACTTTCGAAATAGTAGAAGATACAGAAGATGTAACCCCTGTACTTTTTGACACACAGGACTTATAACCGTATATTACGCACATAAAAAATGGGGTAGGATAGATAGTAATACCTACCCCTATATGTGATTATAACACAAAACAAACACATGAAACACAAAGATTTATTAAATCTCCTCAACAGTGTTGATGAGCAAGGAGAAGAGACTGTAGAAGGAGAAAGAATACTAATGATTGATGGGTTAAATTTATTTTTTAGGAACTTTGCTGTTCTTAATATGGTAAATCCTAATGGAGTTCATATTGGAGGTTTAGGTGGGTTTTTTCGTTCGCTAGGTGCAATGATACGCCAAATGCAACCAACCCAAGTCTATGTAGTATTTGATGGAGCTGGTTCATCTAACAATAGAAAAAACCTACTCCCTGAATATAAATCTGGAAGAGACCTACAACGCATTACTAATTGGGAGGCTTTTGAAAATAAAGTTGATGAAGATGATGCTAAAATAGACCAAATGATCCGTATTATCCAATATTTAAAAACACTACCAGTTAAAGTAGTAACAATAGATAAGGTAGAAGCAGATGACATTATAGCATATTTAAGTGAAGTAACTGTTACAAAGAAAGAAGATAAAGTGTTTATAGTTTCTTCTGATAAGGATTTCTTACAGTTAGTAAATAAGAATGTAATTGTATATCGTCCTATGGAGAAAGAATATTATACTACAGACACCGTAGTTGAAAAGTTTAAAATGTCTCCAAACAATTTTATACTATATAAAACTCTAATGGGGGATGCTTCCGATAAGGTAGCAGGTATTAAAGGATTAGGTCCTAAAAAACTCTATAAACTATTCCCTGAGTTGAGTACCAAAGACCTTACACTAGATGATATTTACAACATATGCGAAGAAAAATTTAAGGAAAATGTAATTTATGCTAGGGTGTTGCAGGATTTTAAATCCATAGAAACAAATTATAGAATTATGGATTTATCTAAACCCATGATTGATGATAGGG